ATCGGTTGTCCACCGCCAGCAGTCCCTGAAGCGTTGCATCAGCTGTGAGCGTGTCGAATATCCATTCGTCGACTACGAGTGATTCAACCATTGAAGTACTTCCTCACCACGCCTGTGAACACCGCCCATGCCTTCGTGCTGGCAGGTATCGCGAACGGTCTGTTTTTCTTGAACTCGAGTATCTTGCCATAAGGGGCCGAGATGCTGATGATGTACTCGTAGTCGTTGACCTTGCCGATAGTGATCGATGTCCGAAGATTACCAGTAGCCACAGCTGGTGCTTGTCCTGGCGCGGATGCTTGATAGATCGTTTGTGTTCCTGGGAGCTTGTACCTTCGTCCTGATTTTGCGCCTGTCATCAGCGCGATCATGCCAGTGTACGAAGCGCTCACCGCATTCTGGAGAAAAACAGCCAGCATGCGAAAACGCTTCTCCGCGTCATCGAAGCCGGACAGGTCGACCTTGACGGTCATGGCGCCAGGACCTCGATCAGTAATGGTCCGAAGCGGCGCACGGTAGTCGACACGGTGAAGGACAAAGTCAGACGCACGACAGCTGCTGTCGGGTATGCAGCAGGGTTCAGAACCGTCACAATGCCCTGTGAGGACAGAGACTTCGTGAGCGTGGCTGTTCCTGTCACGAAGCTATACGCGACGCCTGTGGCAGCATTCGTGTATGTCGCCGCAAGAGTGCCTGTCGTGATGTCAATCGGTGAGCCGTTTGAATCCACCAATCGCACCACGTACGTGTGCCAGTCACCCGTCCAGGCTGCGAGCTGCACAACCTGTTCCGGATCTTCGGTGATGTTGATGATGTTCACACTCATACTGGCCTCACATACAATCTCAATGGTCCAAAGATCTGCGTGTCGGTCGCTCCGGTTGTCCTGGTCACAAGAACAGTGTACGTGCCAGACGTCGCGGTCACCGTAGTCGTGAGACCAAATGTCAGGCGCCCATTGTCCGCGTACGTGGCGGTTCCACTGTATGTGGCCACGAGTGTCCCCGCTGAACTGTAGACCTTCGCGGAGACGGTCGCGCCAGTGATGTCGATGCCAGTGCCATTTGCGTCAGTGACCTGGACATCGATGGAAGTAGCGGTGCCCACATTGACATCGAGCGGCTGATCAGCGCCCAAACCATCAGCCAGGAGTTGATAAGGCCCGATGTGAACGCTGGTCGCAGCTGACACAGGCGTCAACAGATCTGCGGAAATGTAGTCTGTCCCGTTGTGAAGTAGCGCGCCAGAGAGCTCGGAAGCAGCTGCTGTTGAATCGACAATCGCGTGGACATTAGCCTGGATGTGGAACGATGTCCCGACATCCACAGGACGATTGTCAACCGTTGTCTTTAGTGTTCGTGCTCCAAACGTGCTTGCTGTTGTGTGCGAGGTGTACGGCTCATCCCACACCGCTGCCGCTGTCTGCGCTGCCGTCAAACCACCAGAGGAAAGTGTAACGGTCAAGACTGCTCCATTTGTACCAGACGCACCACGCACCACGATCGTGACATCAGAAGCACCTGCGGCGAAAGCGGCGTTAGGCACATCAAGCCGATACACGCCCGGCACTAGGCTCGACGATATCTCGGCAAAGCCACCAGATGTCCACGCGCCTGTAGGTGTCTGCGTGACCAGCGTGATAGGTGTAGGTGCTTCTCGGTTGCGGACGTAGTAGGCCGCTAGACCGGAGGTGGCAAAAGTCAAGCCTGTCACGCCGAGGTAGAGCTCGATGCTTTGTGAGGTGGACGCTGGAGCGATGGTGATGGCGGATGCGTTGCGCTCGGTTGGGAAGTACTGACTGTTATCACTTTCAATCTTAGACTCAACAGCACCGACTGTCGGGTTACCAGTCCACGTATTGTTGTAGAAGTCTACTAGTGGTGCACCAGTGGTTGAACCTGCCCCGATTAACGGTGAACCTGTCGCAGGTGCATACCAAGGTAACGTGCTAAATCCTTGCATCCTACTAGCACCGTAATCGAGTACAGGCGTAGCGGCAATGGTATTTGTGGTTGGCAAAATATTTGTAAACGGCGTAGCTGCGATAACGACATTATTAGTTTGAGTAACAGTCATTGTGCTGGCATTGTTATTCCAGATACCTCTACCTGTACCACCAGTAAAAACATTGTTTCTAAAAATATTAGATGTTCCGGAAGCAATTGCAGGATTCGTGAAGACAAATGCCGCCTGTCCATTACCCAAATACATTGAGTTATATGAAGATATTCCGGTGAACTGATTTGCAGTTGCACCAGAAATAAATCCACCAACATTTTCGTACAAACATATAGAATCAATAATAGAAATATTTGCATTGTGTGGAGCAGTAGTCTGTGTATTCACAGTGACAAAAATGCAATATGCAGAATAAATAGAACAGCGATTTATTGAAATGTTGTTTTTGCCATCAGGCAATATGAAAACTAACCCTGAATTTGTACTTTCGGTATTACTTGTAATGACACATCTAAGAACAGATAAATTACCACCTGTCATTTTTAACACACCGCCAGAAGCGACTACTGCTGTTGTGTAACCATTGATGTACAAATCCTGTATGTCAATATAATCAGCCGTAACCGTCATAGTTACTGCCGCTGTTGGGTTGGTTGTATCAACTATGTAATTTGTGATTCTGACAGCACCAACGCTTCCAGATGTCCAGTTACGTGTGAATGTTGGGTCACCGTAAATCTTGACAGTGTTACCTGATGTACCACTTGCACCTCCATAGGTGATAGTGCCTCTATACGTGCCGGGAGCAATCCACACAGTATCACCAGCGGCTAACCCCGGGTTAGTGCCAGACGCAACACCTAGAGCAAAAGCAGGAGTAGCCCAAGGGGTAGTTGTGCTTGTGCCGTTGTTTGAGTTGTTTCCGTATGGAGCGACATAATACGTTGCCATTATTCAGCCGTTCCTGCGATAATTTCTTGCGCCATAATCACCGCAAATTGGTTGCTGTATTGTTGCTGAAATGCAACATCTTGTGTAACCCACCAAGTGAAAATAGATGTTCCATCAGGCCCAAACGTTCCGAGCAGGTTGCCTTCATTGTCGGTAATGTCACCAAAGACAATCCAATCACCGGGGCTGTTCGGATTAGGTTCGAGCCTATAGTTCTGAAAGTTCATTTGCCCACCTTCAAACTGTTAGGCTGTACACCCTTGAACGGCATAGTCAGGAAAGCCAGCACGCTAGACACCGCAGCGGAGACCCCAGCCGCTACCGCCTTGCTTCCGTAGAGTGCCATCACTGCGCCCAGCTCGCTGAGGTCGTGTGCTTCGGATGTCCTGATGCCATCACCGAAAACGGAAGTGAAAGCAGCTGTAAAAGCCACGATCACAACGACCACGAGTCTCTTGATTGATATTGAGTTCATCTTTGTATGATTGCCTCCAATGCGCTGACCTTGTTCTCGAGTTTACCGAGTCGTTGTTCGATGCGGCGCACTTCCTGCTGCTGGCCATCGAGCGTCGAGATGATGTGTGCCACCTGTGTCTCTAGGCGTGTCAGCCTGACCTGCAATGCCACCCAAGCGGCACCGATTGACACCGTCGTGATAAACGCCTGTATTCCGATTTGGACCCACATCTCAGGACTCATGCATACACCCCATCAATAACTTCACCTTTATCATGGTGCGATGACAGCGAAGCTTGCACCACGCAGTGGATACACTTAGCCGTTTGTCCTGGCGCGAAGTCCGATGGTTTGACTGACTGCGTTCGTGTGGCCGTAGTCTGATCCGATGACCTCGTAATATGGCGCGAGGTTCTGAGGATTCCCGCTGGTGTATATTCTGTCATCTGCCTTGACTTCGATGTCTGGTGAACACGTGAGCGTCCATGTACCAGACTGCTCGATCATGCCACCGACAACGCCTTCGGTGTCGCCGGTGTTGCTTATGGTGCCACGGATCTCAGCGACCTGTATCCAGTGCTGTGACACTCCACCGATGCCATCCGCCGCATTGACGGTCCGCCAGATCGCGACACGGTCAGCGTAAGAATACGCCTGAATCGCGTTCTTCAGCGCTGTGGAATAAGCTGCTGGAATCATACGAACACCATCGGTGAGAAGCGCTTCGCCTGGTCGAGACAATGCTCACGGAGCACGGCCATCTTTGCGTCGACCTGACCATCCTTGACATCGATGAGGTGCGTGATGCTGGACGCTTTGCGAATCCAGCCCTGTCGCGCAGCTGTGCGGATGTCATAGCGCTCGACGTTTGCGGGACCGATGTCCTGCCACAAGAGGTCACCGCTGCCATCATTGACGCTGTAGCCGGTTGTCCTGGTCCACTGCGGGAACTGAGGTTCCGTGGCGCTCGATGTCCCTGCAATGACGCACTGGTAGAGTCTGCCATTCGCGACAGTCGGGATGATGATGTCGCCAACCACGAAGGCTGTGGATGCGGTCCAGACAGTCCAGCGAGCGTGATCGTCCACGAGCTGCTGTAGCGCGGTGCTGTCGAGAAAAGGATATTGATCGGATGCGACCATCCAAGCGAGACGGTCGAGTGCTTCTGTCC